GGTCTTCCACTTGCTCTGTCAAGGCTTCTATCTGTGGCGCATTGTCCTGCGCCTTCGCATCGGCCAGCGCCTTTATTGCCTCAGCCTCAATCTTTTTAATCTCTGATTGTACCTTATATGCTTCAATCGCTATTTTCTTTTCCTCTGCCAAGACCTTACGCTCTTCCAGTTTCAGCTTTTCCGCTTCCATTATCTGCTCAGGGTCGGGTTCTTTCCCTGCATCTTCCAGAGGTAATATTTTGTCGATGTTCTCAATTCTTAATGCCTCAAGATAAGTGCGGTAAATTTCGCGGTCGTTTAAACCCTGGCCCAAAAGCTTCATTACACTTTCAGCTTTTAATACTTTTTGAATATCCGTTACATTCTTTGGATCAGCCGTGGGGACAACATCACAATCTTTGTCATCATAATCCATTCTTGCGATTGCATACCGGTCGTCCAACACCAGATAATATTCTTGTTCTTCCAAATACAACTTATTTAAACGCCGCAGTTTTTTGAACTCATTGCTTAGTGCTATATACAATCTTTTGATGACAGCAGTATAATGAGTAAGTCCCTGCTCAATCAACGCAAGCGTGGTGGAAGCCGGTTGATTGGCGGATGAATGTTCGCCTGTAAGCACATCTGTTGTGGATTGCAGGCGCTCCCCAACTTCTACGAGCAAGCCGAGAAGATGGAACATTGTCTCGGAGGGGCCGTTAAATTGCAGGCTGTAAACGGCCTTTCGCATGTCCCCGCCAGCACCGGTTGCCTTCTTATATTCACCTGGACTTAAATAAACGCTGCCTTGTTTGGTTCCCCCCATTACCGAAACACTGGAATCAATGAATCCGCCACCCGTATTTGCCCTTGTCCCTGCATCGAGCAACTGGTTGATCGTTGTATTAATGGCTTTATTAAGGGGATTGAGCAGCATTCCCATCCCCATCCCATAAAACCCGCCGTCAATAGCGGGCATAAACAGAAATCTTGTGAAATACTGAATAGCTTTTATCTTGGCAATCTGACCTTTTTCATTTTCATAAATATCTTCTTTATCGTATCTTGCCCGAATCCTGAGTACATCTTCGGTAGCCTTGTGTACTGTTACTATGTATGGCTCCTCATACCCGTCATCATCTAAATCGAGCCAACGGTGCTGTTCCAATATGATATAGGGGTTGTTTCTATTATATCCACCAGCTTGTTTTGCTTCCTGATCGCCCTCGTTTGTTATAATATCACGATATATTCCGTTTCTTACATTTTCCACAACTGTATTTGGGAATACCTCGTATACATGCGTAACTCTTTGAGCTTCTTCAAGGCTCGGTGCATAATAATTAACAACAAGGTCTTCTGCGGATACATACTCGGATGCCGGGCGGCCAGCCTCTATTTTCTGCCATGTTTTTCTAAAACCACACCCCACAAGCGGTAGGGCAATAAGCAATTTATCTAAATCGTCTATCCAGTTGTCAATCCGCTCGGTCAACTGAAAAGTCATGTGGTTTGCTATTCTCTGCGCTCTCGCGGCCTTCTGGCCGTTAGGATCATTGCCTACAACTCTACCCTTAATTATGTTCCCATCCGCCAATATACTCGCCATTGCCCTTGCCGAAAACTGTATCGCCCCTTGTGTTATCATGGGATATTTAATATTGGCCGCACCCGGCCACGGCGTGTTTTTCTTTTCTTCCGTAAGCTTTGCCAGCTTCATTGCACTATCATATATCTTTTGCCAGTCGTCCCTTGATCTTAAATCATCATTATATCCCTCAACAACTTCACGCCCTATTCTGCGGAGGTCTTCTTCCTCCATCATTTCCGCCAGATTATCTTCATCCGCCCATTCAAACAATTTCTGATAGGCAGAAACTTCATCTTCGCCCGTCTCAACTTCGTCTTTTAATATCTCAGTTGTTATTTCTGCCATTAATCAATACCCCGTAGTTATATCAACTGATTCTCTGGGATTGGGCATATTATCATAGGGAAAATCACTTTCGTTCATTCTCGGCAAAACAGGTGCAGCAAAAGTAATCGCTAGGCTATCCCCGCAATCGGGACTTGGCAGCCCCCTCTTTTTCATATCCTGTTTTTTCTCAAGTTGTATTTTTTCTTTCACATCAGAAAAACCATAATTCACCCCGATTAAATCTTTGATTAATTCCGGGTCGTCTGGTATATCGCCACCCCGCACCAACCATTTTTTCATCTCGCCCCACATCTCCGCACGTTTATTAAAATATTCTTTCCTGCTCGATGTACCGCCGAAATGAATTTCTATTGGATGGCGGCTAAGCAACAATAAATGATCAATAACTCCTGCGCCCATTGCTCCAGCGTCTACAAAAACTGCTGTCGCATTATATTCATCTTCTGTTAATGCCGTTAAATCTGCCACTTGATTAGTTCTTAATCCCCGAAATTTCTGCTGTCTTAATACTTTTGTCCCTTGCCGCACAGTAATAACCGTCTGGTCATCACCAAATCTTGCTACATCCACGCCAATTATTATCGGAAATTCGCGATATAATGATGGTGCATTGTCTCTGGCAACCGCCTTTTTCACTACATCCATTGGAATAAGCTGTGTCGAGCTTGCCCGTGGGAATACACCTTTTACCCTGATTCTAACGTAATCAGAATCTTCCCCGTAATCCTCAATCCATTTGGCAATCTCCGCCTTATTTGCTTTTTTGGCAGTACGGGAATCAATCTGTCTTGTAAACCAGCGATGCCGCAATCGGTCAAAGCATTCTTTAAACCTGCCAACGTTTTGAGTGGGGTTCCCAAAGGCTATCCAAATAGCACCTATGGTTGTCATCGCCCCAGAAGCGGTTTCCCAAATAATATCAGGGATACCACTCGCTTCATCAAAAATCACCAGAACGTGTTTTTCATGTGTTCCGGCAAAAGCCTCTGCGTTGTTTACGCTCCACGGGATAGCACTCGCAAACCACGTCTCAGGCTCATCTATACTTGCAAACTTTGTGGCTGTCCAATTAAACCAATGCTTATTTAATGATAATTTATGCCACTTGGCAAGTTCCCGCCAAGTTTTAGTTTCAAGTTGTTTTTTTGTATTCGCCGTTACAACAATCTGCGGATGCGGCCTGGTAGAAATGAACCAATGTATTATCCAGGCGACAAGAGCCGTTTTCCCAATTCCATGCCCTGATGCAATCGCTATTTGTATTGCATCCTGGACAGATATTGTTTGCTCGCCTAAATGTACTAATACCTCTGCCTGCCATGTATCCGGCCCTTCTTCTTTTTCAAGTACCGTCCCCAGCTTTTCCCAGGGATACATTGTTTCCACAAAACCCAGGGGGTCATGCTCGAATTCTACCATCAAATCTGCAAGTTCGTTCTCCGCATCGACATTTTTTAACGTTTTTATTATCTCGGCCTTTTTCGCCTTCTTGATTCTCTTGCTGCTTTTCATTATATTTTTTGTCCATCATTAGTGAACCTATAAATTTATTGAACGGCTACCAGCTTATGAATCCCCGCTACTGGCTGTTTTTTGTCTGCTGCCGGCACACGTTCCCGTTTCCTTTTTTGTGCGGCCTCAAGTTTTGCGGCCAACGTTTTTAATTTCCGCTCGGATTCATGCTTAACCACATCCTGCCAGTGTTCCGGGTCTCTGTTCTTGAGATAAAATATCTCGGCGGACACCTGTGGTGGATACTGCTTTGTGGTTTTCTTGGATATAACAAGCTTGCCAGCTTTTTTGTCTAAAGTTTCTATGATTTCAACATGTGTGTATCCAATAGCGTTTCTATAAAGAGCCTTTTCCACATTACGCACTGGAGCTTTAATAGCATTATCGCATATTGTCGCCAATTCGGGATGATTTCTCCTGGCAGCACCGAAAGTCTTTGAATTAACTCCAAGTCTTGCATGTATGCCTTTCAACATCATACCCTCATTAAACCATTTTTCTATTTCGGCTAAATACGGTTTAATCTTTTCTTCATAGCTATCAATCTTCGGTTTAGCCATTATTCATCTCCATCGTCTTCGGCGGGACAAGTCCATCGTCCTTGCCATTGAACGGTGTC